AATTCTCTTGTGTGCTAGATATAGCCTTTAATACAGATTCTTTATTCTTTATAATCTCGACATATTCTGCGATTTGATTGTTGTATTCAATAACTTCTTTGCCTAATGTGAATAACTCAGTTTTTAGTTTAGAAATACTATAATTTTCTAATTTCTTATCTAGCAAAATAATATTTTCATGTAATCCATCAATATCCATTTCTAATTTATTTATATTATCTCGATTATTTATTTTCCATTTTTGATGTTGCCTTTCTTTATCATTATACCAAGATGAGAATTTAGATAATTCACAATGATTCTCTAATTTTGCTAGATATTTAATTTCTTTTTCTGCTAATATAACTAAATCCTTTTTAATTTCTTCTGATTTTTCATCGACGGATATATCTTCAACCCCAAAGTCTCTTAATTTAGTTTCAACATCTGGAATTATCTTTTTGTTTAATAATGTAATTTGAGATTGTAATGTGGTTCTTTCTGATATCATGGTTTTCATATCAGTTCCATTTACAGCTAGTTTAACAGCATATTCTGCTAATGAGATTTGTATATTTTTTATTTTTTCAGCGGGACATTTGTCTCCTAAGTGTTTTATGATTGCTTTACGGTCATTTAGTTCTTTTGATGTTCAAGCGATTAAATCATCAATAAAATTAATACGTAAGATACGCTCCAATTCTTTCTTTCTAGCAGTATTTTCAGCATCAATGAAATTACAATTATTATGTTGCAAAGAGAAGTTAGTTTGTATAAAATCTTCATAATCTCCAACGTATTTTAGAATGCTTGCCTTTGTTTTGACAGATGAGTCTTCATTTAATGGTTCTTTAATATTTTTTTCTGGATGATATCTCCAAAAATCACACGTACACGATGAACCTTTTTGTGTCCTTTTACCACCTTTTTCTACTATATAATGCCATTCGCCAATCTGTATAGTAATTCTACATTTAAAATTAGTTCTTCGATTATTAATAATATCCTTGATTGTTCCTTTTCTAGGGAATTTATCGAATAATGTAAATAATATAATATCTAATATTGCCGATTTACCCATGTGATTTTCTGCAATAACACCAGCAATTCCTTTTATAGTTGTGAAATCAATAACATTCCCTGGGCCATAAGAATATAAATTGTCGAATTCCATTTTAAGCATTTTCCAAGTGCCCGAATTATGATATTCAATATTCTTTGCCAATTGTTGGTTTGCAATTTCATTTAATTTCTTTATTCTAGCGATATTAGTTTTGTCCGTTTTGTTATTCAGGATTTCTTCTAACAATTGATTTTGATAATCAATCTTAGTAATATCATATTTAATGTCCTGGCTTAATTTATTTGCTGTTGTATTTTGAGTATTATCCTGATAACTAATCTCGTGAATCTTATGATGTGTTTTAATATCGGAAACAATCTCTTGGACGAAAGAATTTGGGGTGTTATCTAGTAGCAATCTTAAATATATATGATTCGGGAAACCACACTTATTTTGATTATTTTGATTATTTTGATTATTTTGATTATTTTGATTATTTTGATTATTTTGATTATGATATGTTAGACATTTAATACTATTTTTATTGGAATTTGAAATATTTAGAGTGATATAACCATATTGATTGTATATATTATGTAATACACTTGTTTTATTTACAAAATCCCATATTAATACACCGTGATTATCGATATGCTCGCCGTGAGATTGCTGAATTAATGAACCAGAATATGCAATTGTTTTTTCTGTATTAAGATATTGGTGTTTATGTATATCACCAAACAAACAATAATCATATCCATCAAATGCAGTAGTTGTAATTGTTTTATTTGTCTTTGTATCAATTTCTCCATCTATTTTAGTGCCATTATACAATAATACTCCATCTACTCTACCGTGATAAAGGCATATTTTAAGGCAATCAGATGTTGGTAAATCTGTTAAACTATCAACTAGATTGCTTTCTATAATGTAATAATCAAACACGCTAGCGACAGAAAATATAATGTTATTCAATTGATATATTCCTGTTTTTTTTAAATAATAGAATGGTAGAGATTTACTTACCCCATTTGCGATTGGTGTAATAGCATCTAGCCGTTTATCATTACTTATATTAATATCGTGATTTCCACTTATAACAATGACCGGCATGATTTTAGCCAATTTAGTAAAAAATACTCTCGTGATTTCAACTGCTTCTGGTGTCAATTCACATTTCGAATGCAGGATATCGCCCGTTATCACAATTACACCTTTTGAATTTTGATTATCCCCTAAATTATGGGCTTTAACCTCAGATTGTAAAAATTTATATAAATTTTGGAAAACCTCTTCATATTCCTCATGTCGCGATTGTAATCTAATATGAATGTCGCTTATATGATAGGCTTTTGAAAAACTTGTATTGTTATATTTTAGAATTGCCTTTAGAATTTCTTGATTATCCATGGTAATGTTGTAGTGATAATATATTATTCTAGTCAATTCTTATATTATATATTTATCTATCTAAAATATAATTATGTCGTCGACAGAAAGCTTTCTCAAAATACTTAAAGTTGGTATAATACTTTTGGTATTATCTCTAATTGGAATTATTATTTATGTTATTACATTATTTGTAAATAAAGATAAAGATGCATATAAGGATTTCTGCGATCCATCAAAGAAAGATGACCCGAGTTATATGTGTAAAAACTTAGAATCGTGTTGTCAAAATGTATTGACCGAAAATTGCTTTTGTTCTAATGATTATATGAAAAAATGTGGAGATATCAAAAGTGAATGTTTGAAAAAAATTAAAAATGCGGATATGTGTAATAATTTACATGGAGATTGTTGTACTAGATTGACCGAAATTTCGCAAGATTCAAAATATAAAAAGCCGAAAACCCAGACATCCGACGATTATCTATGTAAAATGAATGGTAGTTATGATAAAGAATTATGCCAACAACTTTGCGATATAACACCGCAATGCAATGGATTTTCGGTATCTAATGATGGTTCAATATGTGCTTTATATGAAAAGAATAATGTAATGCATACTTCTGTAAATAATAAATATTATCAGAAAGTTTAGCCATTTGTTATATTCACTATATTATTATTATTATCAAATTTAATTCTCCATCTATAAATATTCATATCATCACATAATATGTCAGATACATTATTTTGATATACTTGACATTCTGGATAGACATTGCGAATTTCGCTATATATCTTCCTAAATACTTCTAATCTATTGCATCCAATGTATTTGTAATTCAGGCTAGATGTAAATTCCGAAAACCTAACATAAAATTTATCCATCATTTCATTGATTATGTTCTTTCATTGATTATGTTCTTATTGAAAATATCCCTTATATTATTGATCTGAATGATAATCTGTGACGCCATTTTGTTTTTGATATCTCATTACACCTTTATAATCTTCAAGTTCTCGACGACGCATTTCATTATTCTGATGTGCTATACTTTTTTGATAACTAGTATCATTTTCAATAATTTCTAGTCTTTTTGATAAGGCTAGACAGATTATCCGAAGTTCATTTATAGAATTAGATGTTGATATATTATTTGTAAATACATGGTGATGTAATCCTCTGACTTGAAATAATCGACTTGTCATATTTATTTAATAATATTTAATAATATTTAATAAAAAATCTTTATATTATATTTATATTTATTATATTTATATTTATTTTGTTTGAATTACGCAAATTATGAAAACAGTTTATCTAGCCTATTACGACAAAATAGATATTTTGGATTATCATACATACGGTTAAAGTATTGTTGTAATCGGAATGTTGCTAGATAGATTCTATAATATTTTTGGTAAAATAATTCTTTTTCTTTTGCAAATAAATTCCTTGATAGTCTGTCCCAATTCCAAGGGTTGTTTGGATATTTACAAACAAACTCGATAGTTAAATTTGGATTATCGGTTATGAAATCCCAATTCCAAGACATATCTAAATTTTTATCAATATCGTCCATTTTAATATTTGAATTGCTTGAGATACTAAACCAATTTAATTTAGCACTTGATAATTTTTTAATATACTCAATAGTTATATTTGGATTTTCTGATATACCGAAGGATCCCATGCTCCATGGTTTATCTATATATTTTTCAATCATTTCCATAGTTATATTCGGATGTTGCGATATACAATCCCAATTCCAAGGTCTATTTGGGTATTTGTTAATTATCTCTATTGTTATATTTGGATTTTGTGATATATACCACCAATTTGAAAGCTTATTTGGGTATTTGTCAATGATTCCCATAATATCCATTGTTCGTGATATATAATTCCAATTCCAAGATTTATTAATATATTTTTCAATCATTTTAATAGTGACATTCACATTATATGAAATGCATTCCCATTTCCATTGTTTATTTGGATGTTTTTCAATAATTTCCATAGTAATATTCGGATTTTGTGATATATCGTCCCAACTCCAAGATTTGTCTGGATATTTATTAATCATTTCAATTGTCAGATTTGGATTTCGCGATATATATTGCCAATTCCATGGTTTGTTTGAATGTTTTTCGATTATTTCCATAGTAAAATTTGGATTTTGTGATATATTACACCAATCCAAATTTTTATCTGAATATTTATCAAGCATTCTAATATCAAAAACTGAATTCCTAGATATGTAGATAAAATTCCAAGGTATATTTGGATGTGCCTCAATAAATTCAAATGTAATACTGGGATTTGTAGATAAATAATTAAAATCCCAGGGTTTATCAGGGTATTTATCAATCATTTCAATTGGTAGATTCCTATTTTGCGATAACCAAGACCAATTTAATTTATCTTCATTCTTTACTAAGAAATCCCAATAATATTGGTCCCATTTATCTTTTATATATTTTTCTAAATGCTGTAATCTTCTAGCGGTTGTTTTTGACATTCTAGTATGATAACTATACTTTTCAATGTATGATAAAAGTCTAAAAAATATTAATAAAAATTTCAATTTTTTCTATATATTTACGAGTTTTAGATTTTGGATTAATTATAGTTCTAGTGCCATCATATTTGTATTGCAAGCAATTTGATAATATGATAT